AAATGTAAACAAAAAAGTAAATATTATAAAAACCCGGTAGTACATTGGGGAGATGGAGAAAATTTATGTCAGTTGAAAAAGCAGGAGAAAGATTCTCCGGATATAATAAACCAAAGCGCACACCAGGTCATAAGACCAAATCACACGCCGTCCTTGCAAGGTCAGGCGGTAAAGAAAAGCTAATTCGGTTTGGTCAGCAAGGTGTAACAGGCGCAGGTAAAAACCCTCAGTCTGCTAAAGATAAAGCCCGTAAGAAATCCTACTATGCTCGTCATAATGCGCAAGGTGCACCAGCAGGTCCGCTATCTGCAAAGTATTGGTCGCATAAAGTAAAATGGTAGATGAGAAATATGCTGAAGAGCTAATCAAATCTCGTAATCAATGGCGTAGTAAAGCGCTGATGAGGGCTCGCCGTATTGAAGAACTAGAGGCTGAGATCCGTAGATTAAAAGGACAGGGGTATGAATAGATGGCAGTTAATGCAGCAGGAAATTATACAAAACCGACCATGCGAAAGAACTTGTTTAACCGCATTAAAGCAAGTAATAAAGGCGGTAGACCGGGCCAATGGTCGGCTCGTAAAGCTCAAATGCTTGCTAAGCAATATAAAGCAAAGGGTGGAGGCTACAGAGACTAATGGCAAAGAAGCCTACGCAAAAGAGCCTAAGCAAATGGACCTCGGAGAAATGGCGGACCCGAAGTGGTAAACCCTCTACTCAAGGACCATTAGCCACTGGTGAAAGATATATGCCGGCTTCTGCTGTTAAAGCATTATCAGCTGCTGAGTATGCTGCAACAACTAAGAAGAAACGGAAAGATACGAAAGCTGGTAAACAGCATTCAAAGCAACCTAAAAAGATTGCTGCTAAAGTACGTACACATAGAACATAAACCCAGGAGCGGTACATGTCACGATTTGTTCAAGAACCACAAAAGCTGAAACCAGCTAAGAAGCCGCAGGCGCCTCTCCCTAAAGCAGGTAAGTATTCTGTAAAGGAACTAGAGAAGTCTAAACCAATCTATTCAAATACCGGAGGTAAGTATTAATGTCTACACCTCAAGGGTATAAAGAAAGTGTAACTGATGAGCAGTTAGTTAATCTAATTGAGAGTGGTGTAAACAACTCAACAGGTGATTGGCTTAATTCATCAGACCTTGCAAGAGAACGGCTTAAAGCAACATATGAGTATGCTGGATTACCAGTTGCCCACCTCGCACCTCAGGGTGTTTCAGCAATCGTTGACACTTCAACTACAGAAGTTATTGAAGCATATACCGCAGTATTGTGTGATCTGTTCCTAAGCAACCAGCGCATTGGTCGATTCCTACCATGGAACGATAGCCCAGGTGCATTCCAGGGCGCTAAAGATGCAGCGATGTTAGTAAACTACGCAATTTTTAAACAGAATAATGGTTGGGAACTTATAGAGCAGTGGATGAAATCTGCACTACTATGGAAGAACTCTGTTATTCGTTGGGCTTATATTGAAGACTATGACTACGTATTTGAAGAATATGAAGAAATTAGCCAGACTAAACTAGATGAAATCTTATCAGATGATAGTTTAGAAATCGTAGGGGACCTGGAATTTGAGAACCGTGCTAAGCCAACTTCCGATGGTATGGCACCAGAAGTAGAACTTATATATGTTAATGTGCGTGTTCGCCGGGAAATTAACAAGTCTCGCGTTAAGCTTGAGCTTGTACCGCCGGAAAACTTCCGTATTTCTAGGGATGCAACATCAATTGAAGATGCTTCTTTTGTTGGTATCCAGAATAGTATGACCCGGTCTGAAATCCGTAAGTACTATCCAGATATGGCTGATGCTATTTTAGATTGGGATGAGTTAGCAGATGGTACAACCTGGAATGGTGCACTGGACTACGCTCAGGATGTTGCAGCAAGAAAACAAATTACCGGTCAAGAGTACTATCAAGGGTCAAATTCAGTAAGCGAGACACCTCTTGAAGCTAGTCGTGAAGTTGTTGTAACTGAATGCTGGCTACACGTAGATCGTGATGGTGATGGTATTGCTGAGCTTAAGCATCTTATAGTAGCAGGTAACTTTATTCTGCATGAAGAAGATTGTGATATGGTTCCACTTGCTGATATTGTTCCGTTTGGTATTCCTCACGAATATTTCGGTCTATCAATGGCCGACTTCACACGTAGCTCAACACTTGCATCTACTGCAATCCTACGGGGTTTTGTTGAGAATACATATCTTACTAACTACTCACCGAAGCTAGCTGATCCAAACGTAGTTGACTTTAGCGCACTGCAGAATATGAAACCTAAGCAGATTATTCCAACTAATGGAAGTCCTATGGGTGCAGTTCAACAGCTACCGCCAGAGGCAATCTCTACAGGTACTGTCCCGCTACTAGAACATTTACAGCTTATTAAAGAGCAGGCTACTGGTATGTCAAAGGCTGCGCAAGGTTTGAATGATACACTATATGTATCAGGTAACTCTGAGCAAAAGCTTTCAGCTGTACAATCAGCTGCGCAGAAACGTATCCAACATATTGCACGTCGATTTGCTGAGACAGGTTTCAAGCGGTTAGTTAGTGGTGTGTATCATACTTTAAAAGAATCGCTGAAAGGTGACTTCACTTATAACATGCAAGGGGTGTTTAAAACTATTAACCTCGAGACACTTCCTTCTAAAATGGAAGTTGAAGTATTGCTTGATATCGGTGAAAACTCAAATGCTACAAAGATTGCTAAACTATCTAAGGTTGGTGCAGAGATTTTACCTGCTCTTAATCAGCAAGGTGCCGGTATGGTTGTTAAGCCCGCTGCTCCTGCAGTCTTAGCAACTAAACTAATTGAAGCAATGGATCTCGATAGTAATGACTTCCTTGAAGACTATACTACCGATGAGTTTCAGCAGAAAGCACAGCAAGCAATTCAGCAACAGTCTCAAATGGCTGAAGCTGCGAAGCAGGCTGAGCAAAGAAAAGCTGAAGCAGAAATTGCCTTGTCAGAAGCTAATGTTATGTATACGAATGCTCAATCAAAGAATACATTCGATGATAACTCTAAGCAACTTGCAGTGGCAATTGATAAGCACTTCCAGGAGTGGGCAGACCTTAGCATTAGGGCTCTTAAAGAAGGTGCAGACCTTCCTCCACATCCTGATTATAAAGAAATCTTAATGATGGCACGTGGCTTACTACAACCACCACAGTCACCGGAATAAGAGAGGATAAATGGATAAGTACCGTAAGTCAGCTGAGACGAAGCTGAGTAATAATAAATCATACGGTAATCATAAAATTCATCCTGAAGAATTGGCGCGTCGTGCTCACGTAAAGGGGCACTTCGCTGCCAAAGAACGGGATGAGTTCTTTGATGAAGTATATGGTGAAGTCTTAGTTGACTTCTTTTTAGAGTGGCTCAAGACGGAGCCGCATGAAACTAAATCTCGAGAGTTCCTCTACTCTTCAGCCATGGCACTTGGTAGTGTTAAGGAAAGAATGATAAACTTCGAGATGTATGGGAAGAACATCCCACACCTTATGGAGGATACAAATGAGACCGATTGATATCGAAGCTCTACTTAAAAATTATAAAGACATGATCAATACGCTTGAGTACGATTCAATGCGCAGTGCAGGAAAAGCAAAGATTAATGCAGAGACATTAATTGATATGCATGCACTTGTCGAGCGTTATGAAAAATTATTGAATTCCCAGAAAGCAGCCCCAAAGAAGGAGGCTAACTAATGGAACAGGATACCGAAGCACAAATGGACTCTACCCAAATGGATGACTCTACCGCAGAGGTTAATAACGGTCAAACTGAAGACGCCTTGCTGGCTGACATTGTACGAAACTCCGAGTTCGTAGGATCTCTACCCGATGAGCAAGTCCCTGAGTTAGACCCGGAAGAATCAGATGAAGAAGACCCAGAACAATCTGATGAAGCCGATAGCGAAGAAGTTGAAGAAGAGGTCGAAGAAGAAGAAGCTGAAACTGAAGAAGAAGATGCCGACGAAGAGTCCGCTACCGATGAATCTGATGTTTATGCTACTGAAGACTTAGACCTAGAAGCTAAGGTTGTTATCAAAGTTGATGGCGAATTTGCCGAAGTTTCTTTTGGTGACCTGATTAAAGGTTACTCTACTGAACAGCATCTTTCTAAAAAGGGTCGTGAACTTGGTGACGCAAGAAAAGAGTTGGAAGAAGAATACCAAACAAAGGTGGAAGAGTTAGGCGTAATGTCTAAAGCATCTGCTGCGGTATTATATTCTAATGAACAAACGTTATCAGCCGAATACCATGAGCTTGAATCTAAAATTGAGCAAGCTCGTAAAGACGGTGATACCTACGAAGTAAATGAACTCAAGGACCAACGTGAGCAAGCGCAAAAGAATTACTGGAACGCTCGTAAACAACGTGAATCACTTGTTACTCAGATTACTCAACAGGAGCAGCAAGCAAACGAGACTGAATGGAAACAGCAGTTAGATTATTTCAATGAAACAATCCCAACGCTTATTCCCGATTTCAATGAAGAAACAGCTGGAGCAATCCGGCAGTTTGCTATTGAGGAAGGAATTTCCCCCGAAGTTTTAGATTCTATTGCTGATCCTATTATTGTTAAGTTTGTTGATGACTATCGACGACTTAAACAAGGTGTTACTAAAGGTGCTGTTAAACGTAAGTCAACCCCAACAAAGAAGGCTCCGTTAAGGAAAGCAAAGTCTGTATCTAAACAAAAAGAAGATGCACGTGAAGCTACTCGTAGACGCACTTTAAGTGGTCAAGCTTCAGCTGACGAACAACAAGCCTTTCTAAGAACTCTTGCTGAACGCTCCTTAAATCTTTAATACCTTAGGAGGGTATAAATAAATGTCAAGCACTCTTGGTGTACGCGGCACAGGTGGACCACAAGGTCCAGCTCGCGGAACTGGCAAAGATGTTTCCCAGCGGGAAGATCTAGCTAACTTCATCACAATGATTACTCGTGATGAAACCCCTTTCATGTCATCTGTTGGCAAAGCTAAAGCAACTGCAATTTATCACGAATGGCAGACAGACCAACTCGATACTCCAGGCTCTTCACGCATTGCTGAAGGTACTGACTACATCGAACCATCTGTTGCTGGTGGTACAGGTACTCCTGCAGTCGGCGATCGCTTTGCTCGCACTGGCCCATACCGCACTCGTCTGGGTAACTACACTCAGATCAACGGTAAGACAATTGCTGTATCAGGCACACGCCGTGCAGTAGATCAGGCAGGCATTGCAGACGAATATGCTTACCAGCTCAAGAAGCGTGGTACAGAGCTTCGCCGTGATGTCGAGCACGACATGATTCACTCATTCAACGTATCAGCAGCTGTTGGTGTTCAGGGTAATACTGCACGCTCAGCTGGTGGTTACCAATCATTCATCAACTCAGCTGATACTGTAGTATACGCTGGTCAATGGGCCTCGCCTGCTGTTGCTGGTGATGGTACTCAGGTTGTTCGTTCTTCACTGACAACAACTGCAGCACCTACTAAAGGTTCACTTGCTTTGTCTGATCTTGATGCAGTTATGCAGAAGATCTACGAGCAGGGCGGTAAGGCTTCAAAGGTTATGCTTTCACCAAAGCTGCGCCGTGACTTCTCTGACCTTGTCCAGGCTTCTACCAATGTTCAGCGTAACATTGATGAGTCAGGTAAGCTGCGCCAGTCTGTAGACATCTACATGTCTGACTTTGGCGATCTCATGGTAGTTCCTAACTACATCATGGGCCTTGCTAACCAGGTACAGTTCATCAACTCAAACGCAACACCTGCTAACCTAGCAGCGACTACTAACGTAGCCGACTTTTCTGCATTGATCTACGATCCAATGTGGTTTAATGTTGCAACCCTGCGCCCAATGCAGGAAGTTGATGTAGGCCAGAAAGGCGACTCAACTGTCGGCATGATGGTTGAAGAGTCAACCTTGGAAGTACGCAACCCATCAGGTTGTGGCGCTATCTACGGCTTGAACTAAAATATCTGAGGGGAGGCATCTAGCTTCCCCTCTTTTTATTATAGGAGATAATGATGGCTAATAAAAAAGGTATTATTTTAAAAGATGGGTCTATGAGTACAGATCCAAAAATTATTGCTCGTGAAGAAAAAAACGAACTAATAAAAAAACTATATGGTAAAAAAGCTACATATAAAATGGGCGGTGGTAAAATTTCAAAATATTATTCAGCTGGTGGTACTGTAATTACTGGGAGAGACTAATGAAACTATGCGCAGATTGCCCATCACCAGCCAAGTGTAAAGCTGCTGGAAAGTGTATGAAGAGTATGCCTCTTCCAAAGTCAAAGCCTAAATACGCAAACCCAAAGCACCCTATGAATGCTGAGCGTACTGGGCCATCAACTTTAAAAGAAGATCCTGTTTATAAAAAAGCAGGTGGTAAAATTTATAACTGTCGATAAAATAATAGGAGTACAGTAAATGCTAGTTATTCAACTTGCTAACGGGAATACTTACCCCGCAGAAACATGTGTATGGCGTACAGCCTCAGCCGCAGCAGGCGGCTATCAGCTTACCCATCTTACAGTTGGTACACCTACGATTGCCGTAGGTACAGCACCAGCAACCGCACCAACTGGTGCAGAGCTTGGCTATATTGGAAAGTCTGGACGCTTTGTAGCGTATACAGAACCCGCCGCTTAATTAAGGAGTCGAGGACATGTCAAAAGAAACAGACTTTAAATTCCACAGTAGCACTGTGGAAGTAGATAAAGGTATTAACGCTGGCTTTGATCTTCAATCAGGAGACTGGCAAGCAACACAAGATATAACACAGTATAAAGAGAATGCACGGTTAGATCGTGAAAAACAAGATCATTATGGAATTAGGAAGGATGGCTATCGTAAGATGGCAACGATTCCCGATATCGTAGCAATTAAGATTCTACAAGACCATAATATTGATCTTCATGATCCAGCGTTTATGCATGATTCAAATAATATGAAGAAGTTAAAAAGTATCTTGATGACTGAATACCGCGATCTGCTAATCAATACTTAATTAGGAGGCCAAGGATGGCAAGAACTTACACGCAGTTCGTTGACTTAGTAAGGAACTGGTCTAATAAAGATTCCGCAGTTCTTAGCGATGACATAATCAAAGATTGTTTAAGATATGCTGCAGATAAGGCATATCGTAAACTAAGGGTTATTGCGCTTGAAAACACTATTAGTTATAACTCAACTGACTTGATTGCTGCAACAACTGCTGGAAACAACCTTGTTCCTAGTAAGACGGAAATCACCGTACCATCTGACCTTATTGAATTTATTGAAATTCGAGAGGTAGATGCAGTAAATCAATCTACACGAGTTTTTAACGAAAAAACAGATTTGAGAACATTTAATGATTGGACGGCAAGTAAATATAATTACTCTGCTTTCTGGACTAGGCGAGGAAACACAGTAATCCTTTCTCCTGCTTTCCGAGATGGAATAGCTAGTGGTACAGCCACTAAGATTGAATTACACTATTACCGCAGACTCCCAGCATTAGATGCACTATATAATGTAACACCAACTAACTACACTGCAGGATTACTTAATCCGTCTTCTCAAGGTGTAACAGGTGCTGTTGAACTTTGGTTTTCTACAACCGGGGGTGTAGCAACTCCTTATGCAACACAAGCTGAAGCAATCGCAGCAGGTGGTACAGTTACAAGTGCATACTATCTTGGGCAGCTTGCCTATAATTGGCTACGTGATGATAATGAAAGAATTCTTCTTATGGGTTCATTAGGCGAATTATTTGCTTATCTACAAGATGATGATCAGGCACAAAAATACTTTGCTATGTTTGCTCAAGAAATAGATGAGTTAAATGATGAAGATAATAAACGGGGAGCATCTGGCGGTAACATTCAAATGAGTTATAATGCAGGAGGGTTAATCTAATGGCTACACCTGCAAGTCCAGATACCACTGATACCACAGGAGCAACCGATGATGGTTCTCTTGGTGGACTTTTCAATTCAGGTGATGGTAGTGTAGTAACTACATTAGCCAGCTCTCTTGCTGGACTAGTTGAAGATGCACAAACCGCAGCTACTAATGCTGGAGTTTCTTCAGCTTCAGCCGCAGCTAGTGCAACTTCAGCAGCCGCCTCTTTAGCTTCAATTGGAAATTCAGTAACTGCTTCAGCAGCATCCGCTGCCGCCGCACTAGTATCTGAAAATAATGCTGCTACAAGTGAAACTAATGCGGCTACTAGTGAAACTAATGCGGCCACTAGCGAAGCTAATGCTGCTACTAGCGAAACAAATTCAGCAACAAGTGAAGCAAATGCGCTTGCTAGCGAAACTGCAGCGGCGTCAAGTGCTACTCAGTCAGCAGGAAGTGCTACTAATGCGGCTACTTCAGCGGGAAACGCAAGTACCTCTGAAATAAATGCAGCAGCCTCAGCAGCAGCAGCGCTTACATCAGAAGGTAATGCTTCAACAAGTGAGACCAATGCAGCTACTAGTGAAACCAATGCTGCAGCATCCGCAGCGGCAGCTCTTGTTTCTGAAACTAATGCAGCGACTAGCGAGACTAACGCAGCAACTTCAGAGACTAATGCGGCTACTAGTGAAACAAACGCAGCTAGCTCAGCTACTTCAGCAAGTAGTGCACAAACAGCAGCAGAGGCAGCAAGAGATCAAGCCTTAGCAGCCTTTGATAATTTTGATGATAAGTACCTTGGCGCTAAAGCAGCAGACCCTACTACTGATAACGATGGTGATCCGCTACAAGCAGGTATGTTATACTATAACACTACTGATGATGTAATGAAAGTTTACACAGGTAGTGCTTGGGTTGCAGCCTATGTTTCAGGTTCTGGTTTTGCTGCAATAACTGGTGCTACTTTCACTGGACCTATTTCAGCACCAAGTATCGATGGTGTACTTGCAAGTACTGTAACAGGTACTACACAGGCAAGCGGAACTAATAACACTAGTATTTCAACAACTGCCTTTGCAGTAACAGAAGCAAACAATGCAGCGGTAGCTATGGCTATTGCACTAGGATAATAGGAGATAACTATGGCTAATAGTTTTAAAAGTAAAACAGATACCGCTATTGGAACTTCTGCTGCTACGCTTTACACTTGTCCAGCTGCTACACAAACAACAATTATTGGACTTACAGTAGCTAATATTGTAGCTAGTCAAATTGTTATTGATGTAGAGTTAGATGCTAGTACAAGAACAAGCGGCGCTGAAGATAGCGTTTATATTATTAAAGATGCACCAATTCCTGTAGGCAGTAGCCTTGTTGTAGTTGGTGGAGAACAGAAAGTAGTAATGGAACCAGGAGATACTCTGAAGGTAACTAGTAATGTTTTATCTTCAGCAGATGCTATTGCGTCACTTCTAGAAATCACATAAGGGAGGTTTAATATGTCATATATTGGCAAAGGTGTTGAGGTTGTAACCTTTAACACAGCAACAACCCTTGATGTAGCAGGTAACATTACGGTTGGTGGAACCGTAGATGGTCGTGATGTAGCAACTGACGGTACTAAGCTAGATACTATTGCTGCAAATGCAATTGCAAATCTTTCAGAGGATACAACACCTCAACTCGGTGGAAACCTAGACCTTAACACTAGTAACGTTATTGGAACTGGTAATATAAATATTACTGGTTCTATCACAGGAACATCTTTTGTTTCAACTGGTGATATGAGCTTTACTAATAACAGTAAGGCTATCTTTGGTACATCACCAAGCCTAGAAATATACCATGACGGTAGCAACAGTATTCTTGATGATGTTGGTGCTGGCAACTTTAAAATGCAACTTGCTGGTGCTGATAAGCTAGAAATAACTAGCACTGGTGTAGATGTCACTGGCACTTTGACGGCTACAGATGCAACCACAACAAACAATGGACTTATTCTTCAATCGTCTAGCGTAACTAAATCTGCTTTGAATGTTGCTGCTACAACAAATCAAGGCATTAACGGAACGGCTGCTGGCGACCAATACAACTGGACTACTGGCGGCAAAATGCTTTGGTCAACTAATAATGGCACAAACGCCCATTTGATTTTGGACAGCAGCGGTATCTTGCTGGTAGGAACAACTACAAGTAATAGCGCAAATGTAGGGCACGGGCTTAATCCAAATGGGTTTACATATCACACCCGTGATGCGGGTGAGGTCTTACGGCTTAACAGAAAAACATCAGACGGCGATATTGTAGTATTCCGCAAAGACAACACCACTGTGGGGAGTATTGGTAGCACAAGTTATGCGGATGCTTATATTGCAGGTGCATCTACTGGTATCACCTTTGGTGGCACTAATGTTACACCAACTACAAATACAGGAGCGATATCAGACAACGCCAAAAATTTAGGTGGTGCATCAGCTCGTTGGCAAAACCTCTACCTATCCGGCACATTAACAAACAATGGCACTGGGGGTATCAATATTGATACCAGCGGTAACGTGGGCATTGGGACGAGTTCGCCAACGAGTAAATTAAGCGTTGTTTCTGGGACAAACGCTGGTATTACCGTTAATGATGGTACTGTAAACACAATACTTTTTAACACCAGCAGTGCTAATGGTTCTGTAGGCACAACTACAAATCACCCAATGGCTTTTTACTCTAACAACACAGAACGTATGCGTATCGACAGCAGCGGCCAGCTAATCGTTGGTCACACTGGAGCTGGCAGTCCTTACTTTAATGAAGGCATCGTCCTCAATCCCGCCGGTGATTCTGTGTTTCACAGGGATGGCAACTCTGTAGTTGATTTTTCTAGACAAACCAGTGATGGGAATATTGTCAGGTTTGTGAAGGACAACTCTGTTGTGGGTAGTATTGGGACTTACGCTGGGTTCATTACTATGGGCGGGGGCGATACTAGCCTTATCTTTGATGCCACAGCAAATACCATTGAGCCGTTTAACCAAAATGACAGAACCGCTGAAGACGCTGCCATTACACTAGGTTGGTCATCTAACCGCTTCAAAGACCTCTACCTCTCCGGCTCTATAAGTGATGGCACCAACTCAAAGACCGTAGCAGACATTGTGTCTGGAGGTGGCGGTGGTCTTATCCAAACTGTATCAACGCATCACGTTACCAGTACTACAATATCTGGCACTGCGTTTACTCAGTACAGTGGATTAAACACATCTATTACGCCAACCTCATCATCTAATAAGGTTTTAGTTACAGTGCATATCAATATGAGTGCTGTCGGCGACTCATTTCCCGCCTTTAGAATATACAGAGGCGGCACTTGGATTGGGCAATCAAATACTGTTTCGCCCGGAATTGAGACAACATTTGCCCACGCTGTTCCAACAGGCGGTGCGTCTGCAACGGTTCAAATGGGTGTTGCATCATTTACATTCTTAGATAGTCCAAGCACAACAAGCGCAACAACTTACTCTGTTTATATTAGCCCTATGAGAACTACTAGCAGAACGCTTAGAATTAATGAGAGTTATAGTCGTGGTGATGACAACCAATATTCTGGTGGTTCTACTATGATATTGATGGAGGTAACGTAATGGGCTTTTTTGTTGAAGCATTAAATGAATTAGGTGTGTTTGATTACACCTTTGAAGGTAATGAGCCTCAAAATAAAACAGAGTTTACATCTAGGTTTAAAGTAATTACTGGTGAAAATGATAATGGCGAAGCAATAATTTCGTCTGACCTTTCTGGCTTGTCAGTAAGCTGGTCTGATATATCTGCAAAGATGTTAGAATTGCAAAACGCAGAGCCAATGCGCTTACTGCGTGAAGAACGTAACAAGTTAATTGCTGAAACAGATTGGTGGGTACTTCCAGACCAAGCAACAACACAAGCACAATTAGATTACCGACAAGCTCTTCGTGACATCACTAACACCTACACATCACTGACTGATGTCGTATGGCCTACAAAACCAGAATAAAAAATTAAAAGAGGAGAATAAAATGACTGACAATGTCATCACTATTAACGGTGAAGAATACAAAACAGAAGACTTTAATGAACAACAAACCTATCTTATTAATCAAGTGAAGGCTTGTCAACAAAAAGTAGCTAACATTCGCTTTGAACTAGATCAAGTACAAGCAGCGCAAGATGCATTCACAAATGCACTTATTGCATCAGTTGAAACTAAAGAAGAAGAAGAAACTGAAGTTGCTTAACTTAACGGAGTAACATAAATGGCATATATAGGTAAAACACCTTCCCAGGCAGTGAGAAGCAGATACTTCTACACTGCAACTGGCGGTGAAACATCTCTATCAGGGGCAGATGATAACGGCGATACTTTAATTTTCGCTGATGGTAACTACGTAGATGTATACCTAAATGGTGTGCTGTTGGTTGCTAGTTCAGACTACAATGTTAATACTGTTAATACAATTGCTGGGCTTACTGCTCTAACTGCCTCAGACATTGTAGAGATAGTTGTATACGATACTTTCTCTGTCTTCGGAGGGGTCTTTCAAGGAGACCTCTCAGCAGACACTATTACTGGAGATATGTTTGGTTCTCACCAGTTTGAAGCTAAAAACATAGAAGGCTCAACTATTCCTAAAGGAACTCCTGTTTATATTGCAGGGCATAGTGGTAATGATCCAGAGATTGCTATTGCAGACGCTGATGATCCAGCTAAAATGCCAGCCTTTGGTATTACCACAGCAGCTATTGCTAATAATACTAAAGGTAATGTTATTGTTTTTGGTAACTATATTGGGTTAGACACTAGCAGTTTTTCTGTAGGAGATGAACTCTATGTTTCTAATACAGGAACGCTAGTCAATACAAGACCTTCTGCTTCTGCTGATAAGGTACAAAAGATTGCTAAGGTAATCCGTAGTCAATCTCAGAATGGGCAGATCTTTGTAATGGGTGCAGGACGTAGTAACGATGTTCCTAACGCTATTACAACTAACTCTATAAACTTAAGTAGTACCACTACTGTAGATAGTGTTCTAGATGAGGACACTATGACTAGCGATAGTGCAACTGCATTAGCTACTCAACAGTCTATTAAGGCTTATGTTGATAGCCAAATAGGAAGTAATAACGAGTTATCTGAAATTCTTACTAATGGTAATACTACTGGTGGTAATGATATTTCGTTTGATGATAACGATAAGGCAGTGTTTGGTGCTGGGTCTGACTTGCAGATTTACCATGATGGACTAAACAGCTACATCACGGACAGTGGAACTGGCAATCTACGGATACAGGCGCAAGAATTGCTAATAGAAGACCCGTCTGGTAATGATTATTTCTACGGCATCTCTGGGGCGCAAACGGCTATGTGTTATGCTGGGACTGCCAAAGTGCAAACCACCAGCACAGGCGTGGATGTCACTGGCACAGTAGCAGCAACGTCTTATACGGGTGATGGCTCTGCCCTAACAGGCATTGCGTCTGATGTAGTAAACGACACTACCCCGCAGCTTGGCGGCAACCTAGACACCAATGGCAACGACATTACCTTCGGCGACAACGACAAGGCCGTCTTCGGTGGGGAATTGCAGATTTATTCTGATGCAACTCACGCTAGGATTGTTGAAAATGGAACTGGTCAGTTAAAGATACAGGGCAACAATATGCAGTTGCTTACGTCTGATGGCGTATCCACATATTTAGAAGGCAATGCGTCAACCAGCGCAGTCACACTATATCACGCATCTAATTCGCCTCGTCTCGCCACCACCGCCACAGGCGTGGATGTCACTGGCACTGTGACGGCTGATGGGCTGACTGTTTCACCTAGTTCTGGTGCGGCTATAGGAACAGTTGAGGCTATAGCTGGACAAAGCGCATATGTTTCCATTAGGGGAAACAACACCACATTTTTAACTGACTCATTTGATATCAGCCAGTTGTCAAATGGTGCTGCCGAAGTGATGCAAAGAGCCAATTATCCATTGGTTATTGGAACTAACAACGCAGAACGTATGCGCATCGACAGCAGCGGCAACGTGGGGATTGGTAGTCCAACCCCTTCATTTCGGCTTGCAGTAGAAGATGGTACCGCCGCAACACGAGTCAATGTAAGAAACAACGCTAATGCAGCGGCTGGTTCCGGCATTTTCTTTGAGGTTTTAAATGGTGGTAGCACTGTTGGAAATGGAACTATTGCCACTCAAGGCAATGGCGATATGGCGTTTTTTACCGGAACATCTTCTGGCGCAGAACGCCTCCGAATAGACAGTTCAGGCCGTGTGACGATGCCATATCAGCCAATGTCCTCTCATTCTACTGCTGTAGGCAGTACCGCTGACCAAGTGCTTCCTGCAAGTTCAGTACAAGTAAATAACGGCGGTCATCTATCTACATCAACAAATAGCGGGCGTTTTACTGCTCCTGTTACTGGTTACTACAAGTGCATATTCACTGGTTTCACGAACTATTCGGGTGGATATGGCTATGTAAATCTAAGAAAGAACGGCGCACAGCAAGGATACTCTATCCATTGGAATCATAGTGGGTACCAAATACACACAGGCGTGTCTCTAAACCAAGTTGTGTACTGTTCGGCCAATGATTATCTCGCGTTCCATTCCTTTGGAGGAAGCTCTTGGATACAAGGTGGGACAGTTACTTTTGAACTAATAGCCTAATCGGAGTAAAAACAATGACACAAACAATACAAATCGAACTGACAGATACTCAGTTCAAAGGACTGGAATACGCTGCATTGTCTCCGCAAGAGTGGGCTGAGAACGCAGTGACTGAACGCGCAAGGATTGCCAATGACGAAATCGTGCAGCTAACAGTCCAACACTGCCTCGACAATGGCATCCAAATACCAGCGACAAGAGAAGCTATAGTTGCTTTTGCCTTTGACAATGATGTCGTGAAGACAGCAGCAGTGCGACAAGCAGAGGCTGAAGCTGCTGCAATGGCTCCGGTTGAAGAGGAATAGTAGATGACTAGGGCAAGAGAATTAGCGAATTCCGCTGATAAGGACTTTGCAGGAACCGTTACGGTAGATAATATTGTTGTAGATACGGACTTACAGTTTGCAACAGGTGCTACTGTAACGACTATTCTGGATGAAGACAACATGGGAAGTGATAGTGCTGCGGCGCTATCTACCCAACAAGCTATTAAGGCATACGTAGATACTCAAGTAGCTACAGTGCCTACGGGTGATATTACCGAAGTTACTGCTGGTACAGGGCTTACTGGTGGTGGTACTACGGGTGCTGTTACCCTTAATATTGATAGTACTGTAGCAACACTTACAGGCACCCAAACTCTTACTAATAAGTCTATTGATGCAACACAACTCACAGGCACTTTAGCTAATGCAGTATTCCCTGCTGTTTTACCAGCAGTGTCTGGAGCTAATCTTACAAACTTACCAGCAGCAGGTATTGCTGCTGTAGTTGATGATACTACTCCGCAGCTTGGCGGTAACCTTGATGTTAATGGTAATGCTATTACCGGAAGTACAGTATCTATCAATGGCGCAACTGGTGAGTTTATGATTACTGCTACCGAGAACGGTCCAGTAGCATTGCGTTATGACAACAACCTAAAGCTAACAACAAAGTCTGATGGTGTAGACATTACAGGTGAATTGCAAGCTGATAGTTTAGACATTGATGGTAATGGTGATATTACTGGAAACTTATCTGTAACAGGAACAGTAGCCGCTACTTCTTATACTGGTGACGGTTCTGCTTTAACTGGTGTTCAAGCTGGAGCGGGGTACTTTGATGGAAACAACGGTGCTGCTGGTGATACTACAAACGGCAAGGGTGATATTTTCCGTGTTCATTCACAAACTCTTACTTCAAATGTAACTATAGGTGCGACAGACAATGCTTTAGCTGTTGGACCCTTAACGGTTGATAGTAGCGTAACGCTAACTGTTAACGGAAATTTAACGGTGGTGTAAATGGCTAGTATTCTTAATGTAGATCAAATAAACAACGCGGCGGGTACGTCTGCTGTCACGCTTGACCCAAGCACAGGCAAGCCATCGTTTCCGAATGGGATGACGCTGCCAGCGGGTGTTGGTGGTAAGATGCTTCAAGTTGTTCAAGCCACTCCGGGAACAAACGGTTACACCCAAGCTCAGAGTTATGTAAATGTTACTTCTACCTCATTCGTGGACATTTCTACGGGTGGTCATTATGTAGACATAACGCCAATATCAGCGTCTAGTAAGATACTGGTGATGGCTTCTTTCCCTACATATAACAATACTTCTTACACCTATCATAAAATGGTGAGATACACAGGCAATACGACCTACGATTTCCCAAACATTGGAAATAGCGCATATGACATTATGTCTTTGAACGGATCTAGTTGGCATCATGTAGGTTTCAATTGGATAGACACACCAAGCACTACTTCACTGATAAGATACAAAATGTTTGTGAAGGTTGCTGGCGGCTCTAGTCAAATTGGGTTTACATCCAGCGGCGGCACAAACGACAACGTTTCAAGTTACATAGTAGTGGAGATTGCACAATGAGTACGTTATACGTTGATACAATCACCGAAAAGACTGCTGGCAACGGTGTGCAGATTGCTGACCTTGTGCCAGCAGCGGGTAGTGTGGTTCAGGTTGTTCAAACTGTTTTCGATGGCACTTTTTCCACAGCTATTGGTCCTAACTTTGTTGAGGTAACAGGGCTTCGTTGTAACATCACGCCTACGTCTGCAAGTAACAAAATCCTTGTGAAATTAAACCTGAGTTGGTCAACAACTTATTTTCAATTTAGGGGTCGGTTGTTAAGAAACGGAGCAACAGTTTCTGACTCACTTGGCTCGGGTGCTGGAATCCGTACACCAGTTACATTTAACTATATACATTATGGTGGTGGCGGGAATACTTATGATATGTGGTCCGGTGGATTTGAATATTTAGACACACCTAGCACAACTAGTTCGACCCAATACAGCGTTGACATTGGAGGTTACAGCACAGGCTACACTGTTTTTGTAAACAGAAACTCAAGCTACAGTAACAGTGCAGATTATATGGGAACCCCGATTTCCACGCTTACTCTAATGGAGATTGCACAATGACAAGTATATTAAAAGTCTCCACAATCCAGACAACGGCGGGTGGCGCACCAACTGCAGCTAACTTAGGGCTGAATGTAGCTGGGAGTGTGCTAAAGGTTTCAGGTACGGCATCATCAGCAAATAATGCGTATGGTAACAATGCTGGCGAAAATCTAATTATGACTATTACCCATACCGCTGCTCAGGCAAACAGTGACTTTTTAATTAGTGCCACTGTGTTTTTCTCCGCACAAGCATCTTCTGCGGAAGAAGCTCATCTAGTCTTAAAAGATAACACGACCAAAATATTATCAGGGGCAGACAGTGGCAGTCGTATTGGAGCGTTTGCTTCTTGTGATAGTGGCTACAACTTTAACAGGTGTCAAATCCTTACAAATAGCGGGTTGTATACTAGCTCTACTCACGCCGCTGGAGATACAAAAACATTTAATCTGTACTTTTATGCCCCTGGCTCTAGCTCAAGCTACGTCATTAACAAAAGCTGGGGTGACAGTGACGGTAACTTTTTTCCCCGATTGGAAAGTCAATTTACGGTTATGGAAATCGCAGTATAAACAGGAGTAAACAAAATGGCATCAATAGCAGAAGCCCTAACTGAGTTAGGCATTACCGAATGGGTACTCCGTGGCGAACCTACCACTGAGGCCGAATTTAACGAGATGTTCCGCAAAGTCACTGGAGCAGACGCTAACGGTTCAGCGATCGAAAGCAGCAACGTAGCTGACTGGGGATGTAGCTGGGCAACCGTCAACGCAAAGCTAACCGAGCTTAATACAGCGGAGCCTTTGAAGCTGTTACGCGCCGAGCGTGACCTCTTGATTGCGGCTACCGATTGGTGGGCATTGTCTGACCTTACAATGAGCGCCGAGCGTACAGCATACCGTCAGGCATTGCGTGACATTACTGACAGCTACACCTCGCTTGACGATGTTGTGTGGCCTACTAAACCAGAATGAAACTAGAACAGTCTTCAGACCTCACCCCTGAACTACGTGTTCAATTAGAATTAAACGCCCACGAAAAAGAATGTGCAGTACGTTATGAGATGGTTCACGGTAAACTTGAGTCATTAGACAAACGTATGTGGCGTTTAGAAGCAATGATAATGGGTTCAACGGTAATAGTCGTTGGCCTTGCTGCATCCCTGTTAATGAAGTTATAAGGAGCTACAATGGAACCTATCAGTACTGCCTTAGCTGGGATTGCACTTGTTAAACAGAGTGTAGACTTTATTAAGACTCATATTAACACTGTTCAAGATATTGGACAAATAGCAAACCAGATTGACAACCTGTTCACAGGTGAAAAACAAGTACAACAAGCCAGAAACAAGAAGGCTGGTGGTGGACTTGGGGATCAATTTGGGGTAGATACTGTAGCTAAAGAAATGATAGATGCTAAACTCGCAGCAGAGAAGTTGCAGGAAGTGGCTACTATGGTTGACATGAGGTTTGGTCATGGTACTTGGAAAGGTATCTTAACTGAACGTGCTAAACGGTTACAAGAACAACGAGAAGCTGAAGCTAAGGCTAGGCGAGAGATGATACAGAAAGCCAAGGAATTTGAAGATACTATGAAAACTGTTGGGTTAGTTACGGCTATCCTAGCAGTAGCCATAGGTCTTCTTATAACAGTTATGGTTTCTATAGCAAAGGCGGCTAATTATGTTTAAAACACTAGTACTAGCTTGCAGCTTGTCTGTACCTACAGACTGTTGGGAGTTCAACGATACACGGGGCCCATACAAAACCTACGAGCAATGCAGAGAGCGTGCTTATGAAATGGGAAATGCTATTATGGAATTACAAGGTAATGATCTAGCCCCTAAAAAATTTAAATGTGTACAGTTAAAAGGACAAGAACTGTAGGAGGACACTATGCTTGAAGCACTTATAGGACCAGTCACAGGTATCCTAGATAAGTTTATACCTGATGCCGATCAAAGAGCAAAGCTTGCCCATGAGATTGCAACAATGTCGGAACGTCATGCCCAAGAACAATTAATGGCGCAGCTTGAAATTAATAAAGCTGAGGCAGCTAGTACAAGTATTTTTAAAGGTGGCTGGAGACCAGCAGTTGGTTGGGTATGTGCATCAGCCTTTGCATATCACTTTGTTCTACAGCCCATCCTGCTCTTTGTGGTAGCCTTAACAGGTACAGAGCTACCTGTACTACCCGAGTTTGATATGGGGACCCTGCTGCCTGTTCTAGGAGGTATGCTTGGTATTGGAACTTTACGTACATATGAAAAGAAAGCAGGGCTAACTAAATGAATATAGAGACCCTTAGAGAAGAACTTAAGATTGACGAGGGCTGTAAGTATGAGATCTACTTGGATCATCTTGGCCTCCCTACTTTTGGTATTGGTCACCTTATTCTCAATAGCGATCCTGAGTATGGACTACCAGTTGGAACACCAGTCTCAGAAGATAGAGTCAATGAGTGCTTCGCTAGTGATGTCGAAACAGTGTTATCGGAGTGCACACTCTTATACCCCAACTTTAGCATTCTGCCTGAGCAAGTCCAATTGATTATTGCTAATATGATGTTTAATATGGGAAGGTCTAGGCTAAGTAAGTTTAAAGGTATGAAGGCTGCTGTAGATGCTGGTGATTGGCATAGGGCTGCTGTCGAAATGGTTGATAGCCGTTGGTATCAGCAAGTAACTAACCGAGCTGATCGCCTTGTAAAAAGAATGCGAATGGTGTAGATTTGAATTAAATGTCCCCTATAAGAGGAAGGCGCATCTAACCATATAGGGGAATAAAAATATGCACAATACTGAATATACTGGACCAACTACAACCATTGCTGAAGAAATTGATAAGATGAAATACCGTCAGTCAGATGAAACATTTGATGACAAGATTAAAAGAATTGCTAAGACCCTATGTGATAATGAAGAACATCGATATAGCCTAGAAGATATTCTAGGGAATATGAGGTTTCTCCCCGCTGGTAGAGTACAGTCTGCTATTGGATCTCGTCGTATTACAACAGCGTATAACTGTTTTGTATCTGGTGAGATTGAAGATAGCATGGCTTCTATTATGGATAGAGCAGCTGAAGCCGCTGAGACTATGCGCCGAGGTGGTGGTATTGGTTACGACTTTAGTAAGATTCGCCCACGTGGTGCAAAGATTAAATCACTAGACTCACAGTCTTCCGGACCTATTTCTTTTATGGGTATCTTTGATGCTGTCTGTCAAACAATTGCATCATCAGGCCATCGACGTGGCGCACAGATGGGAGTACTACGAGTAGACCATCCAGACATTGAAGAGTTTATTCAAGCTAAGCGTAATAGCGATAAGCTAACCGGGTTTAATATTAGTGTAGGCATTACTGATGCGTTTATGGAGGCGCTAACTAATGATAGCGACGATTCTTTCACACTGTGCTTCGATGGCATCGACTACAAAACGATATCCGCAAAAGCGTTGTGGGATGAAATCATGTCGTCGACTTGGGATTGGGCAGAACCTGGTGTGCTGTTTGTTGACCGCATTACGGAGATGAACAACCTTCACTACTGTGAAGAGATTGCTGCTACTAACCCATGTGGCGAGCAGCCACTACCCGCTTATGGTGCATGCCTACTTGGTTCATTTAATCTTACTAAGTATGTTGAAGCTGACGGCTTTAACTTTACACAATTTAAAAAGGATATTCCAGAAGTTGTTAGAGCACAGGACAATATTATTGACCGAACCATCTACCCACTTAAACAACAATCAGATGAAGCAAAGAACAAGCGCCGTATGGGACTTGGCATCACTGGTTTGGCTAATGCCGGAGAACTGCTTGGAATGCCGTATGCCTCACCAGAATTTCTTGTGTGGGCAGAAAAAGTATTCGCGTGCTTGCGTGACAATTGCTACAGAGCATCTGCGCGACTAGCAGCAGAGAAAGGCGCATTCCCACTTTATCGTGAAGCTTACTTACAATCTAATTTTATTCGTACACTTCCAGCTTCTGTTAAAAAGGAGATCAGAGAACATGGTATCCGAAATAGTCACCTTACTTCTATTGCCCCTACTGGCACTATATCTATTGTGGCCGACAACATCTCAGGTGGTATTGAACCTGTATTTTCGCATTACTACGATCGTACCATTCAAACATTTGATGGGCCGATTATTGAAAGAGTAGAAGACTATGCTTATGCACGTGGTGTAAAAGGCCGCAGTGCAAATGATATTTCGGTGCAGGAGCACTTAGCTGTATTACTATTAGCACAGCATTATATTGATTCTGCATGTTCAAAAACTTGTAACGTCGGAGATGATGTCTCTTATGAAGACTTTAAAAAGGTCTATGTTGATGCCTGGAAGGGCGGGGCGAAGGGATGCACTACGTTCCGGATGTCAGGGAAACGGTTTGGAATCCTTAATACCATTGAAGAAACCGTGGAAGAAGAAGCGCAGGTACCTAGCGAAGCTGCGGAAGTGGTACAAGAAACGGGAACGGTTGAGGCTTGCTTTATCGACCCGCTCACAGGTCAAAAAGAGTGTTCTTAAAGGAGAAATAAATGGCAGGTCAAGTCGTACCGATTAATGATATAGCATCTGCAGGTGTAGTAAAGGATTTACCCGCCGCTTCTCTTGCACAAAACATTTTTACTGATTGTCTTAATGTTAGATTTAGAGATGGTGCAGTTAGAAAGATGGAAGGAGAGGAGGCGATAACAACACCTTTCTCCGATCCTATTATATACATAGCGTTTTGGGATAACCCAAACCTTAATCCTGGAACTGGTTATTATATTGTAGTAACTAACAATGGATCTACAGATACAATACACGCATTAAAGAATGACGGTGTGCAAACTACTGAAGTATTAAAGTCAGGGATTGCACAAGGCGGTGTTTGGCAACATACTTTATTTAATGGTGGTTTTACTTTTATTATTAATAATGGAATTGAAAGACCGCTGTATGCTCAAGATATTCCTGGAAATACTAACATTGCTAACTTAGATATGTATGAACTTCCAGGCTGGGATTCTTATTATGCTAATGAAGAAATATCTTCTGCTGTCTGGGATTCTGCTAATCAAACACTAGACTTTAACCTAGGGCAGCTAGTAGACTTTAGTAAACAAGAAGCGACAATTACTATTATTAATAGTGCTACTAATACAATTAGAAACTATGCTAAGTTTAGTTCGTTAGGTAGTAACTCAGACGATAAAGACGGTAATAATCAAACTACGTTTACTTGTTCTAATCAAGCCTCAACTAACACAACAATCATTACACCTAGTGTTGCTATGATACAAAGCGGTGATACTGTTGTTTGTAAAGTAAGATCTACTAATGTAGTTCGTGTACGTTGTGGTGTGATTAGAGCCTATAAGAATCTTCTTGTTGCTGGTAATCTTACAGAGTATGATAACACTAATACAGTTATTGTAAGGCGTTTGGCTGGTGTAGTAAGAACATCGGATGTTGCTGCGCCTGGAGCAGTGCCTGCTAACTGGAATCCGTTTGCTGCTGGTACTAATACAGCGGATGAGTTTACCTTATCTTCAACTGGCACTGTTCAAGACATGGCAGAGCTACAAGGTAGAATGTATATCTATACAAATAATTCTATACACTCATTAGAGCAAACAGGAAGCTCAACTATTCCTTTTTCTTTTTCTACAGTAACAGATAGTTATGGTGCTCAAACAATTGAAGCAGTTCAAGAATATGATGGTCAACACTTTGTTGTCGGGAGTAATGATGTTTATACATTTGGGGGACATCCTGGATCCATTAAATCAGTGGCTGATGGCAAAGTTCGGCGTTATCTTATTGATAACTTAAATAAAGCACAAGAACAAAAACTCTTTATTTTACGTTATCAGTCTAAAGATGAGCTATGGATTTGTTACCCTAAAGGTAGCAGCACAACAATTAATGAATGTCTTATTTGGAACTATAGGTTAAATAATTGGACTATTCGTAGAATGAATAGTACTATTACTTCAGGTGATATTGCACCTTATGATAACAACCCTAATGAAAGAGTTCCTTTGTTTGCTTACGGAACAGAGTTGATGTATGGCGATAAGACTTATTCTTTAGTAGACTCTACTGCCTATGAATCGTTTGTAGAACGTAGAAGGCTTGCTATGAGTCCTGAGTTTGATACTGAAACATTATCTACTATTGCAATGAAAGTAGAGGGAGCTAATGCTACACTAACAATGTACGTTAAAGGTAGTAATTATCCTGGAGATAATGTTAATCCAACAACAGGCATTACTAATAACTTTGTAGTGGCAAGTGATTATAAAATAGATATTAAGGAATCAGGACGATTCCTAAACTATAAGCTAACTGAAACAGCTACTAATGAATGGAATGTTTCTGGACTACAGTATGAGATCCTTAAAGGAGGAACTAGATAATGGCAATTATTCGTCCACCTATATCTGGTGATAGTCCTCAAGATTCGTGGATGAATCAAGTTACTGAGGCTATTAACAAAGGATTACTTGCGCCAAGCGTAAATCCAAGTGAAGCAGCAGTGATTAGCGTTGATAGCTTTAGTGCAGCAACTGTTTATCTTTATACAAGAACAACAACTGCAGTTGCTCCTGCTGCTATTGCTCAAGACCTTACTTATGATTATAGTCAAGCTGGCTTTACAACTTCACCTCCTTTTGGTTCGGCTAACTGGGAGACTTCTCCTCCAGGCACAGTTAACGGTGATTATCTTTGGATAACTACAGTTAATATTTCTGCTAACGTAGGACAAGAAATAATCCCAGCAGCTAGCTGGTCTACTCCTGAAATTTTTGCGGTTAATGGAAGTAGCTCCATTGTAATTGAAGCGTATCTAAGGGCAGCAAGTGCGCCATCAACACCTACTGGTGGCTCATATGATTTTGCTACAAAGACTTTAACACCACCCGCTGGTGGTTGGTCTCAAACGTTTCCTTCGGGATCAGACCCTGTTTATATTGTAACCACAATAGCAACTATATCAGGTACTACTGGCACAGACTTTAATCTTACTTGGTCTGCACCTGTTAAGATGGTAGAAGATGGTACTCCAGCTACAGAAGTAGAATCTGGTCTTGTGTATTATACTCAAGCTTCTGCAAGTAATCCTGGAACACCAACCGCTACAAGCTATAACTTTACGACAGGTGCCTTTACAGGATTAACTAGCGGATGGCAAACCAGCCCTGTCACTGTAAATATTACTAGTACTACTGCTTTATTTTGGTCATCAAGGTTTAGAGTTATTGAGCCACCAACAGGCAGTCCTACAGTAACATTTGACACGCCTATTGCATCAGTAAACTTCGGTACTAATATACAGTCTGATAATTATATAGCAGGCAGTAGTGGTTGGCAAATACAAAGAGCTAGTGGCGATGCTGAGTTTAATAATATTACCGCTAGAGGTAGCTTAACTAGTGGTAGTTTTGATGGTGTTCTTAATAACTTAAATAATACTATTAGTACTTATAGCACTGCAACAGGAGTCTTTGCTGCAAATGTATGGGGTCTTCGTGATGGATTTAGTAATAACGCAGCAAATATTTCAGCAGCTTCTTGGTCAGATTATTTAGATCCGGTTAGTAACACAGATCATGTTGTTTTAAAAGTTAGAGCAAGTACAGCAGCTATAACTGAAATTATAAGTCAACTTGGTCGAGGTCAAGAAATAACTATTACTAGAAACGCTAGTAATTATGCTGTGTTTGAAGTTTGGAGTGCAGGGTATGCGCCAGAGGATGGTAACACTGCTTATATACAACTAAGAAACTTATCAACCGTAATAGGTACTCCAGGTAACAGTGCGATTACACTAGCGGCTGATAATGTAGTAGATCCTGGAACAGAGGGTTATCTTTTCAGTGATGATGTTTCTGTTATTAACTCAGGAACACTTGATGTTAGCCACATTAGAATTAATGGTAGCATTCAAGCGAAAAATCTAGACATTGGTGTTACATTACAAAGTAAATCCGGTAATAGAGGCGGAGTAATTACTAGCTGGGCAGAATTTCTTAGGATAGAAACAGCAGATAATCCTGATTATAATACAGATGTTTCTTATGATTCACAAGTTACAGTTGTATCGGAAGCAGGTGTTGGTGATATTGTGTTTTGTAAAGTATTAGATGAAACACAGCTAGGCACAGAAGGTTCAGCTACTTATTCATCATCTCAAATAGGGTTGTCAGTTGGTAGCACAACTAGTTTTACTAATACAATTGATAGTGCAAGCATTCAGGCTAACTCACCTAACCAATCTAGTTCTTTTACAACATCAATGTCAGACTCTAATGTAAACGTAACAAGAGGTACTATTTATATTTTTTGTTATCGGGAAAGACCTGGTGGAGATACTGCAATTGGGTGTAGTGCTAGCGGAAGTATTACTGAAGTAAGGAGACCTGCATAATGCCATTGTTTATTACTATTGATAATGATAATAAAATAACTTCGCAAGGGCAAATAGATTCTCCAATGGCTCAAACCTCTACAACAATTGTAGGGATTAGACCTAATACTTATGATACACACTATGACCCAGTTACTAGCTCAACTTATGAGTCAGAAGAATCTTATGCAGCTAGACAGCTTAATAAAAGAAATGTTTATTTAGCTGCTTCAGACTATACTCAAATACCAGATGCTACCTTTCCGGGAACATTAGTAGAATGGCAAACGTATCGTCAGGCGCTAAGAGATATTACTAGCAACAGTAATTGGCCTTACTTAAATCCAGAGGATTGGCCTACAAAGCCAAGTTAAATATGATAAGAAAACTAGAGGACAATGATGTATTCGAAGCTATTACGCTAATGAATAAATCAACAGAAGACAATGAGTACTTTGGCTATAAACGAAATGAAGCTGTATGGATAAAGTATTTTGTTGGACTGGTAGAAAAACAAAAAGAAACCCCTCATGCGCTTGTAATAGGCGACTATATAGACGGGCAGCTAAGGGGTTTTCTTTCTGCTGAATCTTTTACTAACTACTATACTAACGAATATATAATGGACGTTAAGGATTGTATTGTTGATCATGACTACAATAACACCTTTACAATCTATCGTTTATTCGATGCCATGATTGCACATACTAAAGAGTATGGTGGTAAACATTGGCGAGCCGACTCTATTCGTAGCGAGCAAGAAGCTATGGATTATGGTCGTTTCTTGCAACGCCGTTATAATTCGGCAATTCATGTCTCAGTTAGAGGCGTAATACAGGAGAATTAAATGTTCGAAGATTCGAATCCAAATCTAGGAATCTTTGATATGCGAGTAGAAGTACCGGAGGACGCTCCAAAGTTTCTACATAGGCATTTCAATAATCATATTTGTAATAAAGGTGGTGGTCAAACTACAACAACAACTAGCGGTATTGACCCAGAATTTAAGCCATATCTTACAAAAGTATTAGCTGATGTAACAGGAAAATACGAAGCAGATATTGCTAAAGGTCCGGACGCTGTTGTGGCCGACATGACCCCGGAACAAATTCAAGCCTTAGCTGCGCAAAAGACAACTGCTGAAGAAGCAATTCAAGGCACTGGCGCGTATGACACTAGTGCGGCTCGTAGACGTGACTTAGAAAATCTTATGGGTAGTGCTTCTGGTATGGCAGCTGCAGGGGGTGGACTTGGTTCTGCTCGTGGTGAAAAAGCTATGTTAGGAGCAGTTGCCGATCGTTCACTTCAATTACAACAACAACGGCAAGCTGATATTGAAAAAGGAATTACTGGTCTCGGTGAAGTAGGAACTACTAAACAACAGTATGAGCAACAACGACTTGATGCACCTCACACGGTAGCACAACGTTACTTCGGATACCTTGGTAATGCACCACAACAACAAACATCTACTCAAAGCGGAGGTGGTAAGTAATGGCTGTTCAACTAGCTAGGTTAGGTAATGAACCTCAACAAAGACAAGGACCGCTTTACAGACCTCAACCACAACCGATGGCGCCTCAAGAAAAAGGCATGACTAGTCAGGTAATGGATGCTGTTACTAATAAAGCTGTGACAAAAGGTGTGGGCTACGGTGAAGAGAAACTAACAGAAGGCCTTTCATCTATGATGGCGCCTTCACTAGCAGCTCCCTCTGCTGCCCAAATGACAACCATGTCTAAGATGGCAGGGATGCCTTCTGCAGCAGGTGCAGGTCTTTCTCCAGGAGCAGCACAAGCTGTCTTAGGATCAGGGTCTAGCGCGGCCCCTTTGGTTGCACAAGCAGCAGGGCAAACTGCAGGTCAGCTTGCAGCTACAACAGGTGGTCAGCTTGCTACTGGTGCCGCAACAAATGCGGCAGCTGCAGGTGCGGGTACAGGTTTAATGGCAACGCTAGGTACAGCTGTACCTTACATTGGCGCTGCAATGCTGGCAGGTAAAGCCTTTGGTTTGTTTAATAAAGGCGGATATGTTAACGGTCCATTAGCGGCAGGTCATCAGCGTACCTTCGCAAATAAGTAGGGAGAAGGTAATGAGACTCAAAAAGTTTGAACAAAAGGACCGCTATGGAAATATGTTCTCTATTGAATTTGATACGTCTATTCCAAAGATTGAAAGTATTCCTGAGCATCCTGGAGAACCGCGTGGTACTGATACCGTACCTGCTTGGTTAACACCAGGGGAGTTTGTAATGAATGCGGAAGCTGTCCGTATGTTTGAACCAGAGATCGAAGATATGAACGACAAAGGTCGTGAAGTTCAAATGCAGCAGGGTGGTACAATACCGGAGTATGCTGCTGCCGGTCAGAAGATTACAAAGCGTAAAATGCCTAACGGTAAAATGGGGCTTTGGCAAGGTAATACTTATCTAGGTCTGCATGAAGAAGGCCCTTCTTTTCTTGGGGATATTTCTGAAGCGGCTAAAGAAGGCTGGGAAGAATGGAATCCCTTTAAAAGTAATGGCGGTAGTGTACCCCCTGTTTATGCCGCGGCTGGTGGCAGCAGTAATTTTCTTGCTGATATCTTAAAGCGCTTAGAAGGAGTAGCTAGTGAAGCATACCTAGACTCTGCTGGTAAGGCAACCATCGGCGCTGGTAGTACACGTGGTGTACAAATAGGCGACACAGCTTCTGATGAGCAAATTAACTCTAGACTTGCAGAAGACATGGCTATTGTTGATCAAGATTATGGACAGCTTGTGACCGCAGATCTAAACCCTAATCAAGAAGCAGCAGTTAAATCTTTGTTGTTTAACATTGGTGGACCGCAGTTTGCTAATAGTAAAGCACGTGCTGCGCTTAATGCAGGTGACTTTGATAGCTTTAAGAAAGAAGCTGCAGAGTTCCGCAAGGTTGGAGATAAGGTTATCCCTGGTCTTGAAAACCGTAGAGCACAAGAACTTGCTTTGTTTGATTCACCCGTTGGCGAAGACCCTTGGGGTATTAATAGACGACAAGTAGCGACTCGTGATGATCGTGTAGCTAAGCTTGTTGCTGCGGGTCAACCTATTGACTTGGCTATGCAAGCAGCAATGCTTGGTCAAAATGCAGAGACTGAGGGTGAGATTGTAACACCTCCTCCAATTGATAGAGGGCCTCCTTCGGCTATGGCTATGACACCAGCTGAAGATATCCTTGCACTAGAACAGCAGATGAGGGCAGCTCAACAAGCGGGTACCTTTGAAGCAACATCAGATGTTGGAGATCCATTCCCGCCTGAGCCACCAGTTCCTGGACCAGATGCAGAAATGCTTGCAGCACAGAAGGCAACACTCGAGCAAGGTATTTATGATCCTGATGGAAACATGGAAGCTATTCAAGCTGGTATTGACCAAGCTCAAATCTTAGAAGATCAACGACGTATGCAGCAAGGTCAGGTTCCTGCAATTGAGGCGGCACCTCCTGCCAGCTATGGTGATGGTGACTTTGGTCAAGACGATATTAGCTCTGATGCTGGTAGTATTCCTGAAGATACACGCAATTGGCTTAGAAAAATCGGTGATGCTGGTGGGCTTTCTACTATTGTTAAAGATAAGTATGATCAGTTTGAAGCTGATGCTGAAAAGAAAGCAAAGCAAAAAGGTGTGATGACTTCGGATGATGCAGGTATGACACCAGCTGAAACATTGCCACCTGCTGAAATACCCAAGCCAGAGACAGGTACGTATGGTGTCCATAATACTATCATTAGACCGGACGCTGAGGGCAAAGATCGTACTTATAAGTGGGATGCTAAAAGAGAAGCATACATTGATGAAGCTGGGTTAGAGTATACTCGTGGTCCTGGTGAATTAATTAGTGGACTCTTTACCGAGAAGCCACCAGTTGATGATCAGCCTGATCAAGGTGATACTCAAATCGGTACGCTTAATGGTAACCCTGTATATATGGGTAAAGATGGTCAGCCTTATGTCATGGAAGATCTTGGTAAGCTAGGTCTCGCTGCCGGTACTACAAAGATGAACGTGCAGCCTTGGCAAACTGATGATATTAAACTGCTTCCTAAAGCAGATCGTACAGTAGCTGGGCCTAAAACACCTGGTCCTAAAGATGGATTAATCGATCTACCCGGTACAGATACCGCACCACCACCACCAGCAGTAGCAACACCAGCAGCAACACCAGCAGCAACACCAGCAAACAACATTGCAGCAACTGCTAATGATAAAGACGGAACACCAGCAAAACCATCTGCAACACAAGTAGCTGCGGAAGTTAAGAAGGCTGATGATGGTTCCGCAGCAGGTACTAAGCCAGGTGAGGCTGAAGCAGCCGTTAAAAAGGCAGGTAGCGATGGTACGGATAAAGTTGAGAAAGCTGAAGGCTGGTTAGCAGAAACCTTTGGTGGTTTGTTTGATGCCCAAGAACTTAAGAGAATGGCAATACTTTATGCTGGCTCAAGGCTACTTGGTAACTCACATGCTGGCTCACTTAATTGGGCAGCTGAAGGTTACTTAGATCGTGTTGGTGCACATGAAGAAAACGTACAGAAGTTAATTGAGAAAGGTGAGTATACTCCTGCATCAATTCAAAACTTTAAGAAGACTAAAGACTATAGCGTATTGATTAAAACCGGTACGCCTATCTCACCTACTGGGACTAAAGAAACTTGGTATACGCCTGAAGGAAAGCGGATACAAGCGGAGAAGTATAAGACAGGTAAAGATAGTTATGTCTGGTCTGCTGATGGTGGAAGAACTGCAATACCTTCTGCCTGGCATCAGGATGCATCGCGTGTTAAGAACACCGACGAGTATAACGATCGGGTTATTAAAGAGTCAAACTATCTTGCAGAAAGATTAACTGAAATTGACGAAAGCTCAGGTAATAAAATTGTAAGCGGCTCGGTTAAAGGCGGTGATAGAAAGACTGCGTATGTAACCGGCTTACGTCCAAAAGATGCTGCATCTCAAGTAGCACGGTGGGCTGCTGCAAACGGTATCGACGTTGGAAGTGCCGAGGGTTATGCTCGGCAGGCTTGGGAAATGGCAGTGGCCGATGCCTTAGCTGATCCAGATCGGAAAACAAAACCATCTGATTTGCGTCCTTACTTAAACCAGTTAAAGATCCGTCAAGACACAGGTATCAATGAACTCTTTGATATCACTGCAGAAGATGGGAAGATAAGGAAGATGGATTCGGAAAAGATTGATGAAGTCAGTCGTAATTATCTTGCCCGTAAAGGGTTATCTGGTGGAGTGAGTGAGGGTGATCTTGTTAAAGACGGGGCAACTGGCTTTACTACTAGAAGAAATCGCAATGAAGTAAATAACTTTTGGACTGAAGCCAGCTCGCGTTGGACTAAGAAGGTTGCTGCAGATCCAAGTGTTGTAGATGAGTGGGCAGGCAAAGCTCTTCCGGGTGAGACCCCGTTCTTTGCTTGGGCTAAAGCTAACGTAATGAAATAGGAGATAGTAATGGGTGAGTTTGATGATCTATTTACGCAGTCGTATGATCTTGCCGGAAGCGACGGGCATACCTTTGCTGATGGTGATACGCTACTAAATAGAGAAGGCCAGCTACTCCGTATTGAAGGGTTAGAGGCGGCTGAGATTGCTAAGAAGACAGGGCTTGGTATTCAACCAGGTACTGCAGGTGGTGCAGCCGCCACTACCACTATCATGAACCTAGCTAACCAGCATGGATTTAAAAACGTTATCTATCTGACGAATCCAGATGGTAGTCCAAAGATGGATGCCACTGGTACTCGTCAGATGGTACGGCTTCAAGATGATCAGGGCAGAGACTTTACAGTTGAAGCCACTAAAACTGGCATTAACCAGGTTGGTAAGTACAGTTCACAAAATGAAGTGTTAGCTGCCAGCTTGGCTGAAGCTGAAGACAAACTAGACCAACCACTAACTGATTGGGAAAAGGGTACACTATCAATTCAGCAGGCAACTAATGCTGAGATGATGAGAGAGCAAGAGTTTAAAGACACAGCTCTTAATGAGCGTATGCTTGCTAGGTTAAATGCAGAACAGCAGCCTGGTGAATCAGCTGCTGCTTATGCTGCTCGTCGTGAAGAAGCTGCAAGGTATGTAGATACTAATGTGCAAGTCCGACATCTTGATCGCAACCTACAGAACCAAGCACTTAATCCTTTATCGGAAAGTTTCGATGTAGGCTTAACAGGTTTAGCTGAATCTATGTATGGCGTTGCGGAGATGGCTGGTGAGACAACCGGATGGGATTGGGCGCAGCAGATTGGTGAGCAAGGTATTGCCCGTCAGCGTGCGTACCTACAGCAAATGCCTCAGCTTAAACTATCTGCACTTAAACCGACTGTTGATAAAGATGGTAAGGTAATTGGTAATGAGTGGGACATTGATGGTATCGGAGAATTCTTTGAGTACTTAGGTAACAATGCTGCGGTCTCACTACCATATATGGCAGTATCTATGGGCGGTGCATTGCTAGCTCCAGCAACTGGTGGTACTTCATTAGCTGCTGCAACTGGTTTAGGTGTAGCTCGTTATGCTGGTGCCTCTATGTTAGCACCTGTTGCTATGTATACCGGTCAGACTTGGAATGAAATGGAAGGTGAGAAGAGTGCATCACTTGCAATTGCAGCGGGTGTAACTCAAGCCGTACTAGATCAGTTAGGTATTGCCTCGATTGTTAGAGGCGGTAGCATCCTAAAGAAGAGTACATTAGAAGCTGCAACTACAGCGTTTCTTAATAAGCAAGCACAAGCTGGAGTGACTATTAGCCGTGAAGCTGGTCGTAAAGTTGTAGAGAATCTAACACGTAAAGAGATTGCAAAGTTTGCAGGGGCTGCAGCTCAAACTGCTAAGTCTCAATTAGCCGCTCGTAATCTTCTTAGAGCTGCGTCTACCCAAGCTGGTAAAGGTTTGCTAGGCGAATCTGCAACAGAAACTTTGCAGGACCTAACAGGCTACATGGCAGCGGTTGCAGGTAGTGATAAACACTTTGATGCAGTTGAACTACAAAACAGATTACTTAATGCTGCTATTGCTGGTGGTACTTTAGGTGCGGGCTTCTCTATTCCTGGTGTTGCATATGATGCAGGCGCTTGGGCAGACGTAGCAGTACGCCAAGCACCGGCTGAAGCAAAGCGGAAGTCTCGTGCAGGTAAGCGTGTTGCCGACGAAGAACGGTTACACGGTCAAGTCAGATCTATTCAACAAGTTAATCAGCAAACTGCAGAGGATATTGAACGGCGTAACAGGCGTGGTGGAAGTGCTTCAAACTTTTCAGATAAGGTTGCAGCTGCTAACGTCTCGGCTTTGAATAGAGATATCTTTACTCGGGCTAAAGATGCTTGGGCTTCAATTCCTGGATTGTGGCAAGGCTCAACTCGGTTTATCTTTAAGGATGACTTACAAGATAAGTATAAAGCATTAGCTGAGTTAGCTGATACATTTCAAGGTAACCTACAAAAAGTTTTAAGTGGTTCTGGATTTGAAAACCGTAAGAAGCATTTGCTTACACAGTACCGTAACATGGTGGATTCACCAGCAGCCTTTGCACAGAGAGCGGGGTTTACCACACTAAATCAAGGAGCCATCTCAGATATCACTACTAAGTTTGGTAGATGGCTAGGTAACCAAAGAGGTACACCTGACTTTGATCAGATGCCTGATGAGTTACTTCAACATCGTAGCTGGTTAAGCTTATGGTATTCACAAGTTAATAACCTTAGTAATAAACTTTATAATGACCAGGTTAAAGCAACTACCGATAACAATAAGCAATCAAACCTCGGGTTTGTACAAAACTATTTGTTTAAGTACAAGTCATTTAATAAAGCAGCTATTGAAAAAGATGAGAATGGTTTTATCCAAA